AATGCCCAAACGTTCAACATCTATAACACCGATGACGGGGCAGGTAACTACGAGCGCGGGTTTCTGAAGTGGGACGCTGATAAACTAAAGATTGGGGTTGAGAAGGGTGGGACAGGCTCGCCGAGGTCGATGGAATTTCACGTAGAGGCTAACAGGGTTATGTCGCTTGCCTCTTCTTTTTGTCAAATTGATAGAGATGTGTATCTAACGGCAGACGTTGTTCATTCGGGGACCGATGTAGGACTTTACGGTGCTACTCCAGTCCCACAAGCTTCACACATTGCAGACGCTACTGATGCAACCGACGTAATCACGCGAGTCAACGCAATCCTAGTAGCGCTCGAAAACATCGGGATCACAGCAGCAGTCTAACAACACATCTAACAACACATTTACCATGGCAACTACAAACAACATCATCCCAGCAGCTGCCCCACAAGCGGCGCCTACCGCAGCGGAGCGGGTAGCAAAGCAACTAGTTTCTGATTCAGATCTCACGCTCAACCGCCTAGCAAACTCAGTGCAACGAGGGTTCGAACTTATCTGGGGAACTAAGGAGAGTCCGAAGCCTAAAGAGGAGGCTCAGGACATTGTCACGGCGCTCGGATCCGACTTAGTCTCCGTCTTCGCAAGGCATGCGGCGGTTGTCGAGATGCTAGAAACTGCAGGCATGGCATCATTCGAGCCATGGGAAAAAGTCACAGCATACACGATCGATGAAACGGGTAATCTCGGTGAGATGAAACCAGAGTGGATTGTCTCAGAATAAAACACAACACAACACAACAACGAAACACAATGAAAACAGAAACAACGCCAGGACAGAACGAACCTCTCACACCAGCACAAGCGCTTGCGCTCCTAAGCCAAGCGACTGAGCCAGGAACCAAGATCACACGTAGAGACTGTGTCTTAATTGAACATGCTCTCGAAGTAATCGCGGGAGCACTGGCGGCGAGTGAGCAGACGACTTGCGAACTTTGCGAGTAAACGACCTGCAGAACATACCCGAAACAATTCAGCCAATCCGAAGATCGGCAAACGCAAGACTTGATACAAACACAATCAATAAAGTATAACATGGATAAAAACGATATGATCCGCTCTCGCAATGAGGCGGCAAACAAAGTAGCAGAAGCATCGAAGGCTAAGGCCGACGTGCTCCAACTCGCAGTGACCGAAACGCGTAGCAACACTGCTGACGAAGAATTGAAGCTTGAGGAGATTCAGAAAGATCTGGATTCTCTCCGCTCAGTCCTTCGCGCCGAAGATGCGAAGATCGCAGCCTTCGAAGCAACCGAAGACGCCACTAAAGGCCCTTCAATCATTGAAGATGTCCGCAGCGCTGACGTTCCCGAAGTTCGTAGCCACGAGACTAGCGAGCAGAGAGCGGCCAGCTACTTTGGCAGTGATGAATACGCTAAAGTGTTCTCTGACTACCTCCGCTCGAAGTCGCCAGCAGCTGCAGACGATGTCCGGCAGAGTGTCCCAGAAGAGTTCCGCGAGTGGACCTACTCAGGAGCCAACACGGGCGCCCCAGTGGTTCACCGCGACTTCCTGAACAAGGTTGTCGAGCTGCTCTACTCAACTAACGGTCTCATTAGTGAGATCGGTCGCCAGACTCTCGGCGGACAGCGCAAATATGTCGTTGAGGCTTCCATCGGCGCCGCAAGTTACCGGAATCCCGGTGACATCTACGCGGAAAGCGATGGAACCATCGACAACGCCAACATCGACATCTTCAACCTTGGCAAACTCGTCAAGATCCATGAAGAGTTGCTCGAAGACAGCGAGATCAACCTTCCGAACTACTTGGCCACTAAGCTCGGCCAATCCTTCGCGAATGCTTCTGAGATCGCGGCGGTGCTCGGAACGGATAACAAAGGACCTAGCAGTCTTCTAGCTGGCATCACCAACACGGTCGACACGGCAACCACTCTGACGGTTTCCTTCGAGGATCTCGTCGACTTGCGCGCTCTCGTCCCAGCAAGCGGTCGCAGTGGCGGAAAGTTCTTGATGAATCCTTCCACGGAGTCCTTGATCATGAAACTGAAGGACGCCGAAGGTCGTTTCCTCTGGTCTCCTAGCGTACGCGAAGGCGTTCCTGGAACTATCTGGGGACACGGCATCGTTCTCTCAGACCAGATGCAAGACAATACCACGGTTGCTAACGAAGTCGTTGCTTTCGGCGATTGGAAGAAGTACTGCACGAACTACGTTCGTCGTGACTTGTCCGTCCGCCAGTTGCGCGAACTCTACGCTGCCAACGGATATGTTGCATACCGTGGTCAGATGCGCCATGACCTTGTCAACGAGCTCCCGAGCGCGTTTGGCAAGTTGACAGTGTCTGCATAACTTAGACCTGAACAACCTGGGAAGGGGCAGAGATGCCCCTTCCCTTTATCCCGCAAACTCAATATGGAAACTACACCGAAGAAGAAGAAACGGGCACCTCGCAAGGTTGTCAGCGTCGAGCCATACTCTGCTAAGTCTGCTAGGGGGTTCGACACTGTCGACGGCGTTAAGCTGCTAGACGGCGGGACGGTTAAGATACAAATGACGTCCTCTCGCGGATACCTACTGTGTGCGTTGAACGCAGGGGATGTCGTCCTTGCACCTCCTAACGTCGCGGAAAGCTTCGTCACTAAACAGTTCGCCAAGCGACTAAAATAACATGGCATTCATCCCTACCGCTCTACTTAAGAAACACCTTCGAGTCTCTGGATCCTCCGAAGACGAGTTGATTCAAGACTACTACTACCCTGCTGCTGTTGCGTGGGTGGCAGACTACACAGGTAGGGAGATCGCGCCTAGACAATTGGTTCACACTGCGACGGTCGCGGACGGCGGCGCGGTTACTCTCCCCGCCTACCCGGTTCAAACCGTAGATACTGTCCTCCAGGGGGTGACGCCAGTTACCTACGAAGCGACTGACGTAGACGACAACGGTGTCACTACTCTAGAGGTGTCGGGCCACGACGTTAGCGAAGAAATCACATTTACATTCACGGCGGGCTACGCTGACGCGGACCTACCCCTACAACTCAAACAAGCGATCTTGTTTATGGTAGGCCACTTCTTTCACAACCGTTCCGAGGTGGACTCTAATAAGATGGCAGATATTCCCGAGGGCGCTAAACGGCTTTGTGATCCATTCCGCTCGAGGACTTTCGGAGGAGCATGATCTTCGGCAGCTCAGTTGAAGGCATTGCGGACGTCAATCGCAGGATTGAGGCGATGAAACCACGCCTCCAGCGAGCTACTCAGCGAGCGCTAGATGCTAGTGGTCAGAAGCTACTCAATGACGCTAAAGCTAGGGCGACTTCTTCGCACGTTAAACGCTCGTTGATCATTCACGAGCCATCTCCCAACATTCGAACCTTGACCGTAGCGCCCGGCGAGTTCGTGACTGATCGCGTCGTTAGGAAACGGCTGAAGTCTGGGCGGAAAAGCAAACGAACTTACCAGCCAGACGAGACGGTCAGGTTCTACCGCTTTCTCGAGCTAGGGACTAAATTCCACGCTGCAAAGCCTTTCATGGTTCCTGCCATCGTCAGTTTCCGGGCATCGGGATTAACAACGTTCTCGGACCACTTCAAGATATGAACCCAGCACTTTTAAAACAATGGCTAGTAGCGCTCGTAAAGGGCGGTAGCGCTATCGACGTAGATGGCAAGATCTACCCAGACGAAGCTCCCGATGGAACGGTCAACCCTTGCGTCGTCTATCAGATGCTAGGCGCAGACTTCGAGATCAACCTGGGAGCTACTCTGGACGATAGCAGATACACGTTCCAGTTTCGAATATACGCAGACACTAGATCGGCTGCCGACTCACTTAGGGCGGGGCTCGCGGAAAGACTGCAGGATTCCTGCGGCGTAGAGATCGCGACAGGGACTCGGCTAACCCATACCGAGGTCGGAGGATTCAGTGATGATTTTGACCCTGCGGACGGGTCCTACGGTGCTTTGTTCCTCTGGACGGCGATCGGAGAGTGAATCGAACCAATTAACGCTTTACCAACTAGCAACTAGCAAACAACGAACTACAATACATTAATACTATGAGAGGACTTTGTTCTAAACTATCAATCTCCACCAACGCTGGAGTAGACTTTTCCGAGATCGGAAAACTATATAACCTCAGCACTCCTGAGCGCACTCGCGAGATCATCGAAGACGATGATCTGCTTGACTGCGTAGCGGGTGTCCAAGCTGAAGAACGCTTGAAAGAAGGAGGCGCCAAGTCCTTCGGAGAGCTCACAGCTGAAGTAAGGAGCAACCCGTCCGACGTAGCAGGCAACAACACAGAGAACCATCAACTGCTCGTTGAGGCATTTGATGCAAACACTACCGCGTTGTTTATGGTCGAATACACCGACGCTAACGCATCTGGTGAGATCTGGTCCGGCTTCGTTTCCTCCTTGGGATCCCACGACATTGCTCCCAACGAGCAAACTCGTCGCACATTCACAATCACCCCTACCGGTCAATACCACGCAGCACAGGAAGCAATTCTAGATCTGGTCACTGGGACAGCTATCTGGCCTCCAGCACCATAACAATCTCCTGGCGGGGTAAAGCCTGGGTAGAGCGCAGATGACCTGCGCCTACCTGGGTGGACTCCCTCCATGCAACCTCGTCACACAATGGAAAATTTAACGATGGCAGCAGTCTGCTACCTAGCAGAGAACGCAGGAATCAACGTCCTCAATGGGGACGAGATCGACTCGACAAACCCTCGCACGCTCACCGCGCTTTACGTGGCCTTACAGATCGGGGAAGAAGGCGCACCTACTATGGAAGACGCCATGGCCATGAACCCTGCCGATCTGTTTGAGCAGGTGTCGAAGCTACTCGAAACGCCGGGAAAGCCTGCGGCGAAGAAGAAGCGAGCGGCTCGGAAGAAGTCCTGACACCTCAGATCGTCTGGGCCAACCTGAGAGTTAGGCTAGGGGTGACTAAGGACGAATTCGAAACGCTCACGTTAGGAGACATCGCGGCACTTCGGAAAGCGATCCAGAAGGACGATGAGCGCACAGATCTAGAGCGGGGGCAACTTCGGGCGGATTCATTCAACATGAACCGCGACACTAAGAAGAAGCCTACTCCGTTTACTGCTGACGAGTGTCGAATGTACCAGGTACACAAGACTGAGGCTGAAGAGGCTGCCGAGATGGATGCTGCGGTTAAGGCTAGGCTCCAGTCTATCCAGTTTACTAAAGAAGGGGAGGACTCGCTCAAGTAGTTGCGTTAGGTTGTGGCAATGAAATTTCTACAAGGTTACAAGACGTATCTCACGGCTATCGCTACCGTCACGGGGGCTCTGGCTTCCTTAGCAACCGGCGCTCTAGAACTAGGCGACGCAGTGCAAGTCATTATCACCGCCGTCTTAGCGGTCACTCTGCGACACGGTGTTAAGACGGCAGAGACTAAAGGCGAAGATAAGTAGTGCATCTGACAACACTCTCAGATCAAGACGTCGCGGCTCTCCAGGCAAACAACTGGAGGGCTCAACGCCTATCATCGCTATTGAGCGGCAGCTCTGTCACGGTTCGGGCGCTCCTAGAGGACATCCTCCAGGCCAACGCCGAGGTGCTGGACACCGACAACTCTAGTCACGTCGATAGCGGGACGCTCCCAGACCCTAGAGGTGACGTGCTGGCTAGTTCCGTAGCGGATCCCGATGGGAAGCCTAAGCTCAAGGTAGGTCTTTTCGTGGGTCACAATAGAGGGACTGGTGCCACTGCTATCGATGGCAGCGATGAATGGGAGAGTCGGAAGGAAGTGGCAGAGGCTGCCGCAACTCTACTGAGCGGTGAAGGTTTCCGCGCACATGTAATCTATCGGAACGGGCAACTGGGTTATGCTGCTGCAATGAGGGAGCACGGTCGAACGTCTAGCAAGCTCGGCCTGGATCTGGCACTAGAGTTGCACTTCAATGCATACAATGGTGAGGCTACCGGCGCCGAGATCCTAGTAGCCTCCCAATCATCAGCAGACACCCTCGGGAAGGCTTTTGTAGAGTCGACAGAGACTCACTACCCTGATCAAGTTCTAAGGTCCGGAGGGATCAAGGTCCGGACGTCTGGGAGGGGTCACCTGTTTAACGCCAATCAACGCTGCGTTAGCGGCATCTATGAGCCATGTTTCGGAGATGCCTCCGAATGGTATGAGTATGTAGAAGACGTAGACAAGGAAGCTAGATACGTGGCGGACATCGTTAAAAGGTTCGCATCGGGAGGAGCGGGGTGAAGATAGTAGCCATCGTGAAGCTTCTGTTAGAAGCCGTGACGTATTACCTAAAGAAGGCAGCGGAGACAACTGCTGAGTCTGCACTTCAAGTAGCGTTGAGCGAAGAGCGGAAATCCCAGGAACGAATCATAAAGGCTATATTGAAATATGAGAATCCTAACGCTTACCAGTCTGCTTACATTGATGCTCTTCAACGCGAGCTGCTCATCTATGAAAAGATCCGTCGGGCGGCGCTCTACCGATTTGAGTGCTGTACAAGAGAAGGCACTAACTGAGGCTTACATTAAGTTCTTTTGGGATATGAAGTTCGCTAGACCACCGAAAGAGATACACCTCCAACTCCCGCCAGGCAGCTACAGTAAGTAATGGCTAAACCACTCGGAACTCTCGTCGTCAAAGTAAAGGCGGACACTGGCAGTCTCAACGTCAGTCTTAAACGCGCACAGAAGAGCGTTCAAAATTGGGGAACTAAGACCCAGCGCTCGTTGGCAAACACTTCTAAAAGTATCGCTCGTAGTTTTAGGAAACTACTGACGCCCATCAATGCACTAGGTGCGTCGCTAGGGGCCGCGTTTAGCATTAAGAAGGTCGTCCAAGCAGTAGCAAACTATGAGACTGCTCTAGTAGGGGTCGTCAAGACGACAGGGCTAGCGGGCAAGGAGCTGACAAAGTTCGAGGAGGACATGTCGGCATTTACCCGGCGTTTCGCCATCGGAAAGACTGAACTACTGGAGCTCGCTCAAGCCGCAGGTCAACTAGGCGTTGAGACCAAGGATCTTGCCAAGTTTACGAAGATCATGGCGGAAATGGCCAAGGCGTCTGACGTAGCAGGCGAAGAAGGTGCGAAGGCTATCGCGAGGCTTTTGACGGTTACTCAAGAGGGGGTCGGCGTCGCCGACAATTTCACTAGTGCATTAGTCGGACTGGGGAACTCTGCTAAAGCGAGTGAGAGCGAGATCCTAGAGATGTCGACTAGAGTTGCTCAGGCAACTGCCGTTTTCAACGTGTCCTCGGTGGATGTTCTGGGAATCTCCACGGCTCTCAAGGAACTAGGGGCTCGTTCTGAAAGCGCAGGCTCAAGCGTGGGGCGTGCGATGATCGCTATCAACGCATCGATCCAGGCAGGTGGGAAAGAAGCGGCAGAGATGGCGAGGGTGATGGGCGTCTCAGTAGAGCAACTAGCGGCAGACTTCAAAGACAACGCCTTTAACACCTTCCTGACGTTTCTAGATCGGTTGGGGGAGCAAGGGACGAGCGCAACGGAGACCCTGAAGAAATTCAAGATCGCTGGAGCGCAGAACACGGCCGTTCTTTTGACTCTCGCAGGCAACATGGACATCGTTAGGGCCAAGCTTGGGCAGTCCTCAGACATGTGGACTGAGAACACAGCCCGCGTTAATGAGGCATCTATTGCTAATGAGACGTCAGCCAGTAAGTTCCAGATCCTAAAGAATAACATTAGCGAGGTTGGCATTCAGATCGGGCTCAAACTCCTCCCAGCTATTAAGAGCATACTTACCGAGATCAACTTCGTCTTAGACGAAAGCGAGTCAAGGGCGGAGCGGTTCACTCTCTTCATAAAAGCAAAAACTTTCGACCTACTGAATGCTATTAGCGCGGGGGTGAAGTCAGTAGGGACTCTCATCGTTAGTGTCTTCGTTAAGGCATTCCTAGAAGTCAGGGAGGCTTTGCAGATGGCACTAAAGGGGATGCTGATTGAGATTGAGGGCTTCGTCAACTCAGCAGCAGGAGCGCTCAACTCGATATTGCCTAGTCAATTCGAGTTAGGCACGACTAGCTTGAGCGGGGTAGTTCCAGACTATGAAGCACCTTCTTTCGACCAAGTGGTGCTTGACGTAGGGACCGTTTTCGGGGTCGAGAGTAGTAGCATTAACCCATTCCAAAACGACCTAGACGATGCCATCGCACGCGCCACTGCCGATAGGGGGGTCGATGCACGGAACGGCTTGCCAGACGTCCAAGATGTGTCTCAGGTTGCCGACGAGGTCAAGAAAGTAGCTGACGAACTGGACAGGGTCGCAGGGGTAGGTCCTAACGGGAACCCTCAGGGTGACCGGAGCATAGACACAACTTTGCTCGGTGGGTCCGGGTCAAAGGAAGCGGTCAAGAACATCGAGACGGTTAAGGCCAAGCTTGTGAAAGTCACTGAAGAACTAACGACATATCAACAGGAGATCGCAGACTTTGGATCCGCTACTTTCGACGGCTTGACTAACTTCGTTACAGAGTTTGCAGAGAACGGGACGATAGAGTTTAAGAAGTTCGCAAACCAAGCGATAGCGGAACTTGCCCGGATCCAACTTAAGGCACTAGCTACTAATGCGATCCTCGGACTTGCGAATAGTGGGGGGAAGACTGGGTCAATCTTCGGGGGCGTTGCTAGCTTCCTCGGCATCGGCGGAGCTCGAGCAGACGGCGGACCTGTCTCAGGGGGCCAGACTTACTTGGTCGGAGAGCGAGGGCCGGAACTGTTTTCACCTAAGCGGTCTGGAAACATCATTCCCAACGATGCTATAGGCAACTCCAGCGAAACGAGCGGAGGACTGGCCTTCACTCAAGTCAATCACTATGATGGCAACCCCAACGAGCAGCAGATGGCAGTCTTCGCACAGCAGACTAAAAATTCGGCCATCGAGGGCGTCATGGAAATAATCGCACACGGTGGACAACCAGCCAAGGCATTCTCCCAATGACTATCATCGACTTCCCCGATTCCGTAGCTAAGGCGGTGCAAATTGACTGGTCCATGGACTACAACCATGGATCGCAGGCTAACCCTTTCACGGGCGAGACCCTGCAGACTCGCGGACTAAAGGAGCGGTGGAAATGCACGATCCGGTTCAAGGCAATGAATCGTGCTCAAATGCAGGACCTACAAGGGTTCTTCATGCAGTGTGAGGGTAGCCTCAACGCATTCCGCTTACGTGATCCCAGCCAGTGCGTGAACCTAGGCGATACGTTAGAAGATCCGACAGTTGCCGTGAACGCCCCAGCGTATTCTAGAACGGTGTCCATCTCTACTGGACCGTCCCTTCAAAACTATCTAGTTGCTGGTGACTGGGTGACGTTCTCGACAGGTCAGATGTCTCGAGTAGTTGAGACGGTCGACTCGTCCATTCCAGCAGCGTACCGAGATCTCAAGATCTGGCCTAGATTATGGCTCCCAGTGGATGCTGCAACACCGGTTACGGCGTCTAACGCCAGCAGCGTCTACGGAGTGTTCCGCCTAACCCGGCCACCCGCTTGGACTGCTAACGTCGCAAACATGCACCGCCCATTCACATCGTCGATTCAGGCGGAACAAGTGATCCTCCAGAACCCTGTCACTACTTTTACGCCTCCCCCAGTCGGGGATACTGACAACATCCTAGACGAGGCTAGTGCCAACATCCTTGGCGAGAGCAGCGAAGAAATCTTAGAAGAAACTAACTAACTTACCTACACGATGCCTAAAATAAGCGACTATACTTCGAGAGCCTCTACAACTGGCGATGATGCAATCATTGCTAACGGTTCCAACAACTTCAAGATTCCAATCGGTGACGAACTGTCTACCCTAGACGGTAGGATCACTGCCCTTGAGGCAGGCGGCGCAACGACGCACAAGCTTCTCTATCTGAGCCCCGACGCAGTGGCACCAGGAGTAGCCCAGACTGGGTCTCGGGAGAGCCCGCTAGATGCTTCCACTTCGGCGAAGCTGGATGCTATCTACAGCGCAAATACCTCTAACGTTTGCTTTCACTACATGCCCGGGACTTACGAAACCGAGGGCTGGGCATACCAGAGTCGTGAGACTGTCGGCAATAACGTTTCGCATATCGGGTGCGGTATGGGCGTCTCAACCTTGAAACTCGTCGGAGCCGCGGGTGCTTCGGCTACGTCAGACGGTGCAATCCTGGCTACTGATCTCGACACCGAAGTGAGCAACGTATTGATCAAGGACCTGACGCTAGATGTCAATGCCACCAACAACACGGCATTCACCGGAGGAGCGGGGGCGTTGATCGCCATTCGGATCTACGGGGACAACGTAAGAGTCTCGGGATGTGAGATCATTGGATTCGGAACGGGGTCCGGTGCTGAGTGCTTCCCCATCATTGTCGGGAGGACTCGCAACGTTCTGACAACTGACCAGCAAGGGTGCAATGTAATCGAAGGATGTATCATGCACTCTCAAGCACCAAACAGCCAAGGGCCTGTCACCTGCATTCTAATGGGAACTCAGGGGACGGGATCTGAGATCGGATACTTCTTGCGAAATGACGTCGTTAGGGATTGCCAGTTTTACGGACTGTCTCGGCCTGCAAACGGGTCGGCTGTTCACGGGGTTACGGCTCCTATCATCCTCAATTGCACTTTCGACGGCATCGACGACCCGGTATATACCGAAGCACAAGGGACACCTTATCAATCGGTGACTGTCGACTACGACCACTTAGTCGTCCAGGGTTGCACCTTCCGCGACTTCAAGTTCGGTGTCACCTTCCGACAAGCCAAACCGAATACAAGAGCTAAGACGTTATCCATCAAGGACAATCACTTTTTCTCTCGGAACGGCGTTCACCGGACTGACGGCATCCCTATCGTCATGCTGACCGCTCTTACCGATGACACTCTATGCTTGGAGAGGCTAATCATCGAGAACAACGTAGCAATGCACATGGATGGCTCGATAGGGACTCCAGGTCTAGTAGGCGGAACCAGTTTCATTTGGTCATTCAACGAGAACGGTGGAACGAAACTAGCACGTTGGGTTGTGATCCGAAACAATGTAATCGATCTTCGAGATAGCGTCTACTTGTCTCTAAACGACGTGGCACCTCAGGCGACTTGTATCGAAGCGCAAACCATCACGGGCAATATCATGATGGACGGAACTAGTATGGACACTAACTTAAGCCTACTGGTATTATAATATGCCTAGAGGACTGTCCACAGCATTCGAGGAAGCACTAGACGCTGAAATTCTTGTTCCGGTTATCGCCGCGAAGCTCGACTTTCAAAATGATCCGCTTTATGCGTGGTCCGGCCTAGGTCCTCTCACGATAGGACTGGACACCTACCAGGGCGTCGCAGGCGCCTTCGCGATGGAGCCATTTAGAGACACATCGGATACGCGGATTTCCTCGCTCAAGTGCCAGTTAGGATATGTCCAGAACGGCGATCTCCCCGACTTGGAGACTGACGTTTGGGAGGGTCGAGATGCGGTGTTTACCGTCGCAATGCTGGATCCGGATAGCCTGGCGATCATTGACACCGTCGAGATCTTCAGAGGGCAGATGGACACCCTTAGTGTGGAAGTCAAAGCGACGGATTCCGTAGTCACTCTCACTGTCGTTAATGAGATGACCAAACTCAAGCAATCGTGGGGAGCTACTTACTCGGTAGCGGACAGTCTCGCTGGCGCCTTCCCCAACGACACCTCCATGCGATTCCTCCCGAATATTCAAGGTAAAAAAATTCAACTCTAGCCATGACACTAAACAACTATCTAAAAGATTCCTTGAGTCGACCCTACGAGGTCGGGGAGTGGGACTGCGCCCTATTTGTAGCGGAGTGGGTCGACATTCTGACAGGCTCTGATCGTGCAGACTATTTCCGAGGACTCTACCAAGAGAAGGAAGAAGGTCTCGCTCAGTTTGGACCACTTCGCAGAAGGGTAGCCATGGAACTCGATTCCCTGGGATTCTTCAAAGCGGAAACCGCCAGGCTAGGCGACGTGGCTCTACTGCGTGGAGGGCTGATTGGCATCGTTATCGAGATCGGGGAAGCGTTAGCAGTGGCTACGGTGCTGGAAAACACCTCTCAAGGGGGTCTCATAACACTTCCTATGGATTATGCACGGGGGGTATATCGATGGGAGGCTTAGCAGCAGGGGCCATCGTCTTCCTGGGCGGCGGAACTATCGCAGCTGGTATCACTACGGCAGTGGCGGTCAAGGCAGCGTTGACTATCGCGTCAATCTCATACACTGCCTTCTCAGGTTACAACAATTACAAAGCCAACAAAGCCGCACGCAAGAGGCAACTTCGAGAAGAGCGTAGGAGCTCTTTTCTCAACTTCCGAGATCCTGTCCCATACAAGCGAATCGTCTTCGGAGAGACGAGGGTAGCAGGTCCGATCCTATTCGCGCACAGCGAGCCTCAGTCAGAGGTGCACTTGTTCATTGCCCTTGCAAGCCACTCTGTCGATTCCATCGGCCAGGTGTATATCAACGACGAGCCTATTTCTCTGGACTCCAATGGAGACGCTACTGGGAAGTACGCTAACGTTGTGACTTGTCACAAGATCGACGGTTCTGGAGTGCCTGCCGTGTATGACAAGATGGTCGCGGAGGGCATTGGCCCGGCGGATTCCGGCCCTATCGAGGAGACCGACACTTTCGATAACATCGCGGGGCTCTACGTCATCTTGCGGAAATGGTCTCGGAAGTTTGCAGGCGACCAGCCAGAGTTCTCTGCCGTTGTGCGAGGCAACAATAACATCCTCACAGGTAACGTCGACGACCCTGGCGGTTTCGGTTTCGGCTACTCGAACAACCCAGTAGAGTGCTCCCGTCACTACATGCTCAATTACATGGGCATCGACATATTCAACGAGCGCTTCGGGGATTGCTCGGACGCGATCAACTATTGCAACGAACTAGTTGCCACTAAGTCGGGCGACCTTGAGAAACGTTACACATGTAACGGGATGATTCTAGCCGACCAGTCTCACGAGAACGTATTGGAGCAACTTGCTAATAGTTTCGCTGGTAGCATTCGATACACTAGCGGCAAATGGTCCATCGTCGCCAAACCTATCGAAGATGGCCAGGCAGTCATCAACGAAGACAACATGCTAGCGACCTACCGTTTCGACTATAACAGATCGACGAGAGAGCTACCTAAAGGCATCCGAGGGACCTACGTTGACCCTGACAGAAACTGGCAGGAAACCGAGTTTCCGACACTAGACGTTCCCGGTGTATTTGATCACCAGGACTATCTCGACCTAGAGCTGCCGCTCACTTCGTCGAACTCGGCGGCGCAGCGTATAAGTAAAGTTTTCCTCTACCGTGCGAGAGCGGAAGAAAGCGTCAAGGTTTCCATGCTACCTACGTCCCTACGCTCAGTGCCGGGCGACGTAGTGGCTTTTGAGTCGGCTAGGCTCGGAAAGTCTCTGCTAATGGAGGTGGTCGACACTAGCTTTTCCGTCGAGAGTGACGACAACGGCGGGCTCAAGTTGGAGACGACGTTAGGTCTCCAGTCATATGACGCTAGTGCCTGGGACTGGGACGCGGCAACTGAAGAACAAGAGTTGGCAGAAGGGACGACCAACTTAGGAGGCATCTACTCCCAAGGTCCGACCAACTTGCTAATATCTGATAGTGTATTCAACTTGACTGGCTCGGCTATCCGTATCGACTTTGATATGACTTGGACCAATCCGGACTACATCCCGGGCGGTGCAATCCTTGACAGAACTCTTTATGAGATCGCAATTGAGTTCACTCTGGATCCAGGAGGTGGAGCCCCTTTTGAAACAAGGACGGTGGACAAAACTAATACCGTTGGCATTGACCCGGGGGCAGGAGGGATCCGGCCTGATCCTAACGATGGTTCTGAGGACGTCATACTAGGTGACACCGTAAACAAGACGGTCAAAGTGATATACGAATGGCCCGGTTCCTACAGTTACGTCTCCTATCAGGTAATCACTCGGCGGATCCGGTCAATATACTCGAACGATTCTAAGAGCGAATGGCTATACTCCGCGACATCTAACGGCGTCGATCTCGAGACTATCGGAGGCGTCTCGCTGGAAACTATCGGAGGGGACAACCTCGTAACAATTGAAGCAAATTAAAAAAACAACACACTAATCATGGCTAATTTTACAGACTTCACAGCGGCAATCTCAATAGCGCAGGGGGACTACTTAGAGGGACACTTGGCAGGGGAGGGCGTTGATAGCGAGCGCAAATTCACGGCTTTGGCAGTCGGGCAGGGTGCTTTCGAACACGCTGGACAATACTCGGAACTAGACAACGAAAGCAACGCCTCGACTACCGCTTTCACTGGTGGATCCAGTTCGAACTTCTCCCAGAAACGCCAAGTGGTCTTCGCGACTGTCAACGTAACAGAGCAGGGGTTAGACGGCGACAACGTCCAAGACCATATCACCGTGGGAACTACTGGCGTCTATTTCATGCAAGCGAGCCTTAGTGTTAGTGGGGGTGCAAATGACACCTTGAGCTTCGCGATTTTTGGAAACAACGGAGCAACCCAGATAACGCCACGGTCTACCGTGAAGCTAGATGCGGGCGGTTCAGTAACTAACTTGACCGTTAGCGGAGTGGGAGGGCTAACCGTCGGCGACACTATGGAGCTATGGGTTCAAAACGAGACTTCCTCTGGGTCGTGCACTGTCGAGGACTCCGCGTTCTCCATCTTCCGCATAGGCTAATCAATCAATCAACCAATCAACCAACTAGCGTGACAACAACCATTATTTTCCTATTCGGCCTTCTGACGGTCCTCCTATCTCTGACAGTCGCCATCAAGTTCCGAAGTCAATCACTTAACGCGGATGCAGAGGACTCGGCCAAACTGTCTTCCGCGTTAGCTTGGCAACTGGTCGGGGAGGCGTTTCTCGGATTAGGGACGTTAGTGTTCGCGACTGCTGCTCATTTCGAAGTGCTCCCGAGCTGGAGCACGGCGACACAATCCGCAATTCGTGGGGCGATGTTTGCTGTGGCAGGCGCTACAACTCTGCACCTCTACCTAACTATTAGCAGACTCCGTTGATCATGTCGATCCTAGCAAGTGCTAGTGAGTCCTTGTGGGCCGAGCATGGTCTAACTGGACTAGTGTTGTCGGCTCTGTTCGGGCTCATACTCGTATTCGTAAAGACGATTTCGTCGAAGGATTCCGCACATCGTGAGTTTATCCGCGAGATGCTTTCCGAGGAACGGGGGGAGCGAAAGGAGACGCGGAGAGAGCTCACCGCTAACAACGATAAGCTCTCTGACGCAATCGACTCCCTTGCTTCTGAGATCCGGAACCAGAACAGAGGCACCTAGATCAATTCCCACGTCCCTTTGCGGACGTCCCGGTAGATCTTGCCTTGCTCATGCATAATCCACAACTGAGCAACCATGCCCCAGCGGGTAACGTCCATGTGATCGCCGTCTACCGCTATGTGTTTCGATAGGTAGTCCTCGATCACCTGCTCTCGAAGTTCAGCGTGGGGCGTCGTGCCTTGTTTGCGTAGACGGTCGATGATGATCTTAGCTCTCGCTCTATCGGTGGATGCGTCTCGGAATTTAGAAGGGTTCATTGGAAGATTCGGTTTCGGTTTCAACTTCAATTTCTAGCGGTTGGATTGTATACTGCTGACCTGCGTTGCTACGTTTCTTAGAATAGCCTGGGTCGCCTGCGTCGATCTTGTCCTTTAGATACCAGCCCAGTGCTTGAGGGTTGCGGAACGTCTTCGCTGCTGCCGTAGAGTTGTCCACGATAACTCTGTCGAATAGATCGGAACACATTCCAGACCATGGCTCGACTAGCGATTTCCGGAACGTCGCTAAGATCTCATCGCCAGGAGCTCGGGGGCCAACTTCGGTCATTTTGCGCTCAAGCTCGGGATCTACCCAAGGGCGAACACCGAATCTCCCCCCTACGTGCTTGGGGTTATGCTCTGCGGTTAGCAACCATGCACCCAAGTGGGGTAGTTCCTCAGCAACCTCTTCATTAGAGATCCATGGGTCCATTTTTACACCGTTAGCTTTGAGTACTAACAACTTGTCTTTGATGTTTATGTCTGTCCTTGGGAGTGCGTTGAGACTCTCGTAGTCGTCGTTAGCAGTCATGTAGATACGGCCTGTCCATCTGACCATGATCGGCGCCCTATACATGGCTCGGCATGGAATGTCGTCGTTAGCGAGTGCTCGCTTAAACGACTTCGAAAACCGACTGTGTTCCGCCCAAGTCGACTTGTTGGCTACGTCATCGAGGGTCCATACTGCAGACTGGACTAAAGTTGAGTTGAACTTGTCGCCGTCAACCAGATAGGGCGAGGCATCAGCGGCTCCGCCTAGTAGCGTCCCACAAATCCGGTTAGCCGTAAACGTTTTACCATTCCCGACTGGACCTGCGATGATGCAACCTAACCCCCTCGCAGGCTTCCCGGTGACACCGCATTTGTAGGCGTGCGCGAGGTGAGCCAGGAACCGTTCGCGGGGATCCTCGTCCAGAAACATTTCTAAGAACGACGCTAGTTTCGGGAAGCGCTCTCCCCATTTCCCGGCATTGCTAGCAGGTGGAAGGGCCTTGACGTCCCCTACGTTTAACTCTTTCCGGGCTCCCGGCATGGATCCCCCGACTATACCTGGTGGGGTATAAAACAACGAAACCACTTCCATTTCTTTACTGTCTCGTATGAGCATTAGCGCTTGGTTTACGGGAGGCGCACCTCCACCTTCTGGTGATCTGTTAGATAGCCCCAAGTTCCTGAGATCATCTTTGATCTGAGTCTCATTTCGAGACACCCAATTTCCGTAGGCGTTTGGCTTCCAGTAATGGTTGCCGTCGAACCATATGTCTTTAGTGGGATCGGTTAATGCTGTTTCGGTGTACTCGTTGACGACCTTCGCACCTAGTAGTTCCTCGTCTCGCCAAGGCAGGAAGCCTCGAGAGGACGTGAAGCACGTTAGCCCGGTCTCGCGGACTATTACCGACAGAGAATCTCCATCGTCGTCCCAGAAACGAACACCGCGTGCACCTACGTCGAACGAATCCCAACCCCCAGGCCACTTGCCAGGATATTTCTCTGCCAAGTGTTCGCGGACTTTGTCGATAGGGACAACCTCGTCCTCACTAGCTGACCACTTGAACCCCTTCGCGGCCTCTGCGAACCAAGCAGAGACCAGCGAATCCTTGAGCGGCTCGCCGTCCCCCTGCCATTCTCGGCCTACTTCATAATACTGGGCCGGGTTCCGGAATCCTTTGCGGTCATACCCTGGCAATGCCTCTAGAGCTAGCCGTGACTCCAGCACTAGCAGAAACTTCTCCGCGAGCCCTTTAACGTTTCCGAGATGGAGAGGCGACGAGAACAGGTAGTGTAGATGATACCCTCCGCTAACTGACCGACTAACGTAACTCGGTTCATACCCTCGACCGAAATTTAGAACGACAGGCTCACAATCCAAGTCCACCACAACCCCCAAGCATGACAC